TTAGTGGAGTAGACGTCGCGCGGCAGGGTGGTGATAAATCTATTATTATTACGCGTCATGGAAATGTATTTGATAAAGAGATTAAGTCTTTTAATGGCCTCGATACCATGCAGCTCGCAGGATGGGTAAATCTCCATATATCGGAAGAAAGACCAAGGGATATTGCGGTTGATGTCGTTGGCATGGGGTATGGAGTCTATGATCGCGTGCGTGAGGTAGGGAATCGTATCGTTGGAGTTAATGTAGCAGAAAGCACAACGAATAAGGCTAAGTTTGAGAGGTTACGTGACGAATTATGGTGGCGAACTAGAGAGGAATTCCAAAAAGGGACAATCTCTATTCCAAATGATGAGGAGCTGATCTTTGAACTATCAAATGTGAAATATGAGGTGAGGTCTAATGGTAAGATAAAGATTGAATCTAAAAAGGAAATGAAAAGACGTGGCGTACAATCTCCAAATAAGGCAGACGCCCTAGTCTTGACCTATTACTTTCTAGATTCGACGTATAGAGAGCCATTAAAGGGGTTCGGTAAGTATGGGTCCAAAATGAAATCGAATCCATATACAACAAGTAAGAGTTGGATGACAATTTAAGGAGAACACTATGCAAAAGCAATATGAAGACAAAAAGAAACAGGAAGAACAGATGAGGACTAGAGAGCTACATGAGATGGAGACAATTATAAAAAATGAGGAGCAATGGATCTATCGAATTAAGTTAGATGATGGGTACTTGTATACGACAATGGCGTTTGACCGATACAAAAGCAACTATACGTCGATGTCGTCTGTTTATATTCCTATTAATGCATTACCTGAAATTCAAGAGTCTGGATTGACGAAGAGTATGGTGGGTAGTCTTGAAAAACTAAATAAGTCTATTAATGAGATGCAAAATAGAATGAATGACGAAAAGGTAAAAACAGAGAGTCTTAAGAATTACTTTTCAGATATGATTAAGAGAGAAAAGGGGATTGACCAGAAGCTTTTAGAGATAAAATCAGATATAACAAAAAATGACTCATCAGATAAACTACATGAGATTAATCTTCACCTAGAACAGTTTAGTTCTGATTTGCAATCTTTAGAATCAAAGAGGAAAGATGATAGAGCTTTTTCTGATAATATCAAAAACTCATTAAATGACATAATTCACAAACAAAATGGATCGGATAGCGTTATTTCTGATTTGAAATCGTCAATTGAGTCACTTTATAAGAAAATAAATTTTAATTTTGAATTAAATGATGATAAAATGCCAAAAGAAAACGAAAAAAAGGGATTTTTTAATATTTTTAATAAAAAGTAGGGTGATTTATGAGTATTGTAAATGGCACGAAGGTTACAGGAGCTAATTTCGCTTTTAAGAATGGCGTCTCTACAAATGTAGCTGTTGGAACTTCCTCGACATTAGTTGTTAATTTAAATGGTAAGAGAGGCCTAATCTCTTTAGGAAATAATTCTGATAATGATATATTCCTTCATTTGACTGGTGGAACGGCTGAGTTGAACAAGGGTCATTACGTAGCCTCCAAAAGCACCCATGTATTTACAGTAGGAACTCAAGTATTTAGTTCGATTAATGCTATTTGTGGTGTCGCCGCTCAAAATCTCTGTATTATGGAGATGGATTCTGGGGAGGCCTAATGGGCGTATGTATTAGTGGTGGTGGAAGCGCAGCTGCGGCACTTGATCCTCAAGAGAGTGTAATCGCGTTTGTAGATTTTACGGGGGCAGAGCCTGCGGCTCCGGCTGATGGTGATCGATATATAAGTACAGGTACGGGGATAATGTCTATTACGTCCCAGTCTGTTACTACCCACAATATTTATAGATGGAATGCTGGCGCTGGGAATTGGGATGAAATTGTTCCTGATGCAGGATTTAATCTTTGGTCAACGGCTGGGGGTAGGTACCATTATTATAATGGCACCAGTTGGAGTAGCGCAGAGTCCAACTTTATATTTGCAAATCTGTTGGTTCAGGATGGTGTTCCTTCTTTTAGATTAAGGGACACTTTGTCGACATCAACTGAGCAGTCTTGGTTGATGCAGCCAGCAACTGATCAATTTTTATTTAAGTTAACAGACGATAGCTTTGGAAGTCCCGTTACTGCATTGACTATTGATCGAACTGGAACAACCCCTGATTTGATGACAATTAATATGAATCAGCTTATTGAGGGGGATGCTGTTTCTAGAGATCTAACCGTTAGGCATTATGGGCTAGGATTAGGTCCTGACATAACATTATCTAGAGCATTGGGAACAAAGTCATCTCCAATTGCCGTCACGTCATCAGATTCATTAGGAAAGATAAATGGTGAAGGATATGATGGAACGTCGTTTGTTGTTGGGGCACAGATTCAATTTATAGCAGAAGAAAATTGGGCATCTACTGATAATGGAGCTTCTATCCGTTTCAATGTAAATGCTGTAGGAGATTCTACTCCAGCTGAGGCAATGATAATAGACCAAACTGGTTTTGTCGGCATAGGAAACAATGCAGCTCCAGCCGAGATATTTCATGTTCAAAAGTCAACGGATGGAGATGTAGTTGCCGGAATATTTGAGAACTCTCAAGCAAATACTGGTTCATCAAGTAATGAAACCGTAAGTATAAAGTTTAGATTTGGAGGTGCTGACGCAGCTGACATTCTTGTTCGTAAGAATGCCGATTTTACAACAGGCGCAAATGAAGATGCGTGGGTTGATTTTAGGAGTGCTGCTAATGGATCTCTGACAACTGCTTTTCAATTAAGAGAAACCTCTGTGGTGTTTAATAAACAGATCATAATGAATGGGGACCAGATCACAATTCAGAGGGTCAACACAGGACTTTCTCATCAGTTAATTTTATTGGAAGCAAGCGCTAATACTGCCGCTTCTATTGATGAGGTATCTTCGATAGATTTTAAATTTGATACGCTAGAGGCAGCTATGTTGGTTGTTGGCAAAGAGTCTGATTTTACTTCTGTAGCTAATGAAGACTCATTTATGGCATTTTTTACAGTTTTAAATGGCACAACATTAGAAGCAGCTAGATTTGGAAGCAATGGTGATCTTACTATGCGATCTGGTTCAGACGTTATACTTAGTGGTGGAGCAGAATTAACGGGGCTTCCATCTATTCCAACACTAGCAACATCAGCTATATCGAAAGCATTCTTTGATTCTCAAACCATTAAAGGTGCTATCACAAAAGCTAATGTTATTGTTACGACTACTGCAGATATTACACTTAGTGGTGAGCAAACTATTGATTCAATTTTAACATCTACAGATAGGGTCTTGGTTAAAGATCAATCTGATGCAACAGAGAATGGTATTTATGTAAGTGCCGCAGGAGCATGGACACGTTCAACAGACTTAGATAATAGTCCTTCATCTGAGATATTTAATGGTGTTTGGACATATGTTGATTCTGGCACTATAGGTGCAGGGGGCTCATTTAGAATAATCTCTACTGGAACTGGAACTGATGATGTTCATACAATCGGTGTAGATGATATTGATTGGGCAGATCAAGCAATAGCTATTATTGCTGGTGATGGAATTGATAGGGTTGGTCAAACTCTATCTGTTGATTTTAATGCAATTAATCTTCAAATAACCGCAACAGAATTAAATACTATTCAGGATATTGCAACTACATCATCGCCTTCTTTTACAAACTTAATGGTATCAGGCGGAATATTATCTTTAGGTGAGACAACGGCCCCATCAGCGACATCAGGATTTGGAAAGTTATTTGTAAAATCGTCTGATTCCCTTCCCTATTTCTTAGACGATTCAGGATCAGAGTTCCCGCTAACGACATCATCTATAACCGTTGACTCTAAGACAGAAGGCGTTGGCGCTCCTTATGACATTGTAGTTGCCGATGATCTAAAGGTATTTACTAATGAGGGTGCGACAGCGGAGGTCTATTTAAACCTACCTACAGCAGTAGCTGGGCTATCCTTTAATTTTGTATGCCAAGACACAGATGGGATTAGAATAATAGCAAATACCGGAGATACAATTCGATTAGGAGTTAGCGTCACGGCAGCAGCGGGAAACATTAAGACATTTACAGTTGGAAATACTATTAAATTGGTTGCGATTAATGCTACTGAATGGATGGCGATTGCATCAACTGGCGATGGCGCCTGGGAGATAACATAATGGCTAAAATAAAAGGAAATTTAAATATTGACAGGAATTTAGATGTTGGAAACCCACTATCAAAATCCAATGGTGGAACTGGAGAAATAGTATTCCCATTTTTTGATTCACACTCAGGAAACACTAGTTCTCAGGTTATTTCTTCACAAGCACCGGTTGATGTAACAAACTCAAGTAAAAGCGTAGCGTTCCCATCTAATGCAGCGTATGCAGTATTTATTTCAAATCTTAATGCTCAAAACGCCGTTGGAGATTTATTGGCAAGATTTGTTGATATTGATAACGGAACATTAAATCAAATAATTGGCCAAGTTAATGCGGGGGCAGTTGGTTTGAGTTGTAACTATAGTGGCTCAACCATTATTGATGTTTCTTCATTTGCTGGAACAACTGTAACTCTAAAGTTACAGGCTAGTAGGATATTTAATAATTTTACTTTAGGGGTATTAAGCTGGAAGATTTTAGTATTTTAATATGGCTAAATTAAAAGGAAGTTTTGGATTTTGTTAGGGAGAAGAAATGAGTAAGATACAACCGTTTGGAACACCAATATACACAACATCAGAAAGAGACGCATTGTCTGGAATTCCTGATGATGACTTCTTAATTTTTAATAAGACGACATCAATTTTCCAGCAAAGAATTAGTAGTGCTTGGGTTGACATAGAACAGGGAACGGGAACGTTTTACACAGAGTCATTCGATGCTACAACAAGCTGGGGCGCTGCATCGGGAGGCTTATATACTATAACCGTTCTTGCTTCAGCTCACGGAAAAGGAACAAGCGTATCTAATGTAGTTTCTTATGAAACGGTTGGAGGCGATTCCGAGAAGGTTCTACCAAACGAGGTTCTAGTCGACAACACAACGGGAGACGTTTCACTTACAGTATCAGAAACACCGGATGGAAGGTTCGCAGGAAAGCTTATTATTCAGGGAGTAGACCAAGGTTCTGTATTCGGTTACAACTCAATTCAGGAAGATGGGGCAGGTTTGGCAGCTCGATCCATTTTAAATTTCGGAACTGGCATTACTGCTGTTGATAATCCTGGATCTGTAAGAACTGATGTCTCAATTTCTTCTCCACTTATTTTGTCCACGCAGCCATCATTTTCTGGCAAAATTTCGTCTCCTGATATAAATGTAACTGGAGATGCGACTGTTTTTACAATAGGCTCTGGGAATGCTTTTACAGAAATTTTCGATCAAGGAAATAATTTCAACACAAACGGAACATTTACCGCCCCTGTAACAGGTAGGTATCAATTTAATACAATTGTTTATACTTCTGCTTCACTTTCGCATACAGTTGGTGAAATTAAACTAGTAACATCAAATAGAAGCTATATATTGCATGGGTTTAATCCGTCACTCTATAGAGATGTTAATAGCAATTTATCGATATCTGGAAGCGTTTTAGCTGATATGGATTCTGGCGATACAGCAATAATAACTATTGAATATAGAAATGGTGCTAAGGATGCCGATATAGGCGACCTTACATATTTCACGGGGTTTCTGGCAAACTAAGGAAGGTATAAAATTACTTAAAGGCAAATAATGGCACAATTATTAAAAGCATTAGAAAACGATGATCACTCTCATATTATCCTTGTTAAGGACGATGGAACTGGTACAACTTCTCCTGGTCTAATAAATGGTCATGTTCACGATGTTTTTATTGATGAAAATGGAATAGTTATCGTTGAAGAGGCAGATGGCCATGGGCACGAATCTATTCAGGTTGAACTAGAAGAAGAGGAAAAACCGTCCGTTAAGGGTAGAGATGAAGAAATACTAGATGAGTCTCTGGTTTTATTGCGACAAGCGATTGAAATTGATCGCGATTTTAGGACTCGTGGTAAAACTGCCTACGATTTCTATAAGGGAGATCAATGGAAGGCTCAGGACAGATCAGATTTAGAGGCTAATCAAAGAGCAGCAATTACTGTTAATGAGATAAGGTCGCTTGTAAATGCACTTTCAGGCCTGCAAAGACAAAATCGTACAGATATAAAATACCTCTCCATTGAGAAACATTCTCCTATGGGAGCTGAAATCGCTAATATTATTGTTAAATGGATTCTAGATAAGTCTAATTTTGCTCATCATGAATCTAAAGTTTTTATTGATGGCCTTGTAACTGGTCGTGGCCTATGGAATCTGTTCTCTGAAGAAGATAAAAATGGAAATATTTTATTGTTAGCTCCTAGATTTAGATGGGACATGGTATTTTTTGGGCCACATGAAGAGGAAGATCTTCGAGATTTAGAGTATCAAATTAAATCTAAATGGTTTTCATTGGCCAAGTTAAAGGCAATGTATCCTATTAAGGCAAAAGAACTAGAACAGGATATGGAAAGAGTTGAAGATAGGAAGTTTCATATAGTAAGAAAAGGTCAGCAATATACAGTCGACCAAGATAATGCGGCTACATTAGATATTTTTATAGATAATGAGTTAGTTGTTGATGTTCAAAAGAAGTCATTTCGACTATTTGAATTATATAGAAAAAAATATCAAAACATTAAGAAGCTTTTATATACAGATGATGATGGTAACGAGATAACATTTGATGATTCATGTCGGTTTTCTAAAGAAGATTTTCGAATGGGAAAGAAAATAGAGGGAGTTTCTGTTGTAAATACAACTGATTTCCACATTGAAGTAATTACATTTGCTGGAGAGACTATTCTTGATAAGAGGATATCCTTATTAGATGACTTTATGGTGATTCCATATTATGTGAGTAAGGACGATGATTACATTCAAGGAAAAGTTGAGTCATTAATAGACCTCCAAAAAGAGATTAATAAAAGACATTCTCAGGCGATAGATGTTGTTAATAGGGCAAATAATGATGGATGGTTTTATGATGATCAAACATTTGCTAATAGAAATGAAGAGAGAAAGTTTGAAGAACAGGCGAATGCCCCTGGTTGGTCAATTAAGTTAAGAGACATGGGTAGGGTTCCTCAAAAGGTTGAGAGAGGACGATTCCCTTCTGAGCTTGTTAACATGAGAGAGTTAGCTTCTTCTAAGATGCGTCAAATATCTGGAATTAATGAAGAGGTTCTCGGAGAGCAGTCTAATGCCAAGTCTGGTGTTGCCATTATGAGACGTCTTAGGCAAGGAATGGTCGTAAATGACTTTTTATTCGATAATCTTTCACTATCTAAAAAGAAGCTTGGTGAAGTTATCATTAAGATGGTTCAGAAGCTGTATGGTCCTGAAGATATTATAAAGATACTGAGAGACCAAAACATACAAGAAAAGATTAATTTGCCCGTAAGGGGAGAGGATGGCGTTGAGCAGGTTGAACTAGATGTTATTACAGACGAAACTTTATTGGAATTCTTAAGAAATGAAGATTTCACTACTTACTCCGTATCAATATCTGAATCTGCAAATACACCAACTAAGAATATGGATAGATTTATCGCGCTAACTGAAGTCATGTCTCAAGGAATTCTTAACCCAATTTCAATAGAACTTGCTAAACAAGCAGGAATATTATCTCCTGCTATTGCTGATAAATTTAATGCAATGTTACAAGAACAGGCTCAAGTTCAGGCACAGTCTGAGCAGGCAAAAAACCAAACAGAACTACTAAAGTCTGGTGTTCCTCCTCAGATTGTTCAGCAAATCTAAACTTATCATTCTTATCTAAACTTATACAGACTTATGTAAGCTTATGCTTAATAATATTTTCTTTTTTTCTATTAATAAGTAAAGTTATCAACAAGTTATCCACAAGTTATCCACAGTTTTTACATTGTTAGATTCTATGATATTATTATTTTAGAGTTATCCACAGATTATCAACAAGTTATCAACATATGGTAACTGGATATAAGGATAGCCAGGGAATACATTATCCCGAGAAAGGAAAAAGGAAATGGGAGAAGAGATATCTAGTGTATCTAGTGACAACAGCGAAGGCTCATTAGAAACAATTTCAAAGGAGGATGTTCAATCGTTAACAGATGAGCAATTGAATAATCTAACTAAGGGAGCTGATGATGAACAGGTTCCTGATGATGACGGAGTTGGAGATGAAGATAAAGAAAGCAGTACAGAGTCGGATGAGACGGAAGAGAAACAAGAAGATTCTTCTGTTGATAAAAAAGATTCCGAGGATGATTCTGAATCTATTTCTCTAACGGATAAGTTAGCTGAGTTAGAAAAAACGATAGCTGGACTTAAGAAAAGTAATAAGGATAGAGATGGATGGATTGGTAAGCGCGATAATGATATTGGCACGCTTAGAAAACAAATAACTCTCTACGAAGATAAGATAAAAGGTTTAGAGGGAAGTCTAGATGAAGCTTATGATCTTAATAGAAGCGACCAACGTCGTATTGAGGATGAAATAAGAGGATTCGAGACTGCAAAGAGTAATGATCTGAGTCAACTTGCGAATTATGAGAATGAATCAACCGTATTAAATAATGTTCCAGAATTTGAAAGTATAAAGGAAGAGGTTTATAACCAATTCATACTTGAGAATCCTGGAAAAGATTTATCCGGTTTAAAAGATAAGTTCTTAAATGATCCGTATAGTGATGATGCATCATTTCTTGTTCCTTTAGCAAATAGAACTAAAAGGCGTATAGAAAAAGAAGAGTTTCAGCGTCAGATAGATGACTTAAAGTCACCTGGTAAGAAAGGTTCTGTTAATAGGTCTAAAAAGGCTAAAAACTTATCTTCCGCTACATCGACTAATGGAGGAACAACGGGTTCTTCATTAGAGAATGTTGGAAAGTTAGATATTCAAAGCATGTCCGATTCTCAGCTTAACGAATTCATCAAGAAATCAAAAAACTCAAGGAGATAAAGAATGGCTAAGACCGCATTTTTGACGACTGATGCTTTGACCAGAAAAATCTGGTTAGCAAATAATGAACAATTATTTAGGGATGCAATGAAAGAATCTTATTTCTTTCCTAAATTTGCATCTGATTCTAAAAACTCAATTGTTTATGTAAAGAATGAACTGACAAAAGAAAAAGGTGATAACATCACTTTTGGTATCAGAATGAGATTGCTTGGGACAGGTGTTACATCTGGAACAGCTCTTGAAGGAAAAGAAGAAAGTTTAACAACGTTTAACTATAACGTTTCATTAGAAGAGTTCGCACATGCTGTTCGTGATGCTGGGCCCCTAGATCGACAACGAAGTCCATTTGACGTTGACATGGAGTCTATTGATGCATTGCGTGACTGGATGAGCGAGAAAATTGATCTTGAATTGTTTAATGCTCTTCAAGCTACTGGTAATGAGCCAACTACTGTTTTCTATAATAATAATGGAGTTCCAACAAAATCTACATCATTCTCAACCGTTAAGGCTGACTTGAATGCAACACAAGATTTGATTGTCCCTTCTGTTATATCTGCAATGAAAACATGGGCATTGACTGGTGGAAACAGGACTCAAACTCCACTTCGACCAATTATGGTTAATGGCCGACCTCACTATGTTCTACTTTGTCACCCTGATGTTATATATGATCTTAAACAAGACTCTACATATAACCAGGCATATAGAGAAGCTGGAATTCGTGGTGATGAGAACCCTATTTTTAGTGGAGCTGTAGGTATCTGGGATGGTGTTGTTGTTCATGAGCATGAGAATGTTCAGATCGGTACAGATGCTGGCGCTGGATCAGTTCCTTTTGCACACAATCATTTCTTCGGCGCACAGGCACTTTGTTGGGCTTGGGGTCAGCGAACAGAATTGGTTGCAGAAGAATTTGATTATGAGCGTGAGCATGGATTTGCTATTTCTATGATTTCCTCTTCTGGAAAACCAAAGTTCAATAGTAAAGACTATGGTGTTATTGGATTTTTGTCAGCTAGAACTCAAATTTCTGACGCATAGGTTGATTTGATTAGGGTGCTCAGATGTCTGGGCACCAATTACTTAAAGGAGTAAAAAAATGCCAAATATTACGAAATTTACTGAGGGAAAGACCATAGTTCAAGGTGTTGATACTTTTCCTGTAAAAGCGGAAAACACACTTAATTTCGCTACGACTAATGCTGGAGCTGCTGATACAGTAGACGTTCTTACCCTTCCTAAGGGAGCGGTTATAACAGCTGGTGTTCTTAGCGTAAAAACAGCTGAAGGTGGAGCTGCAACGGTTGATCTTGGAGATCCAGGTTCTCCTACTAGATACACATCAAATGCAGATGCTAACGCTGTAGCTGTTACTGTTTTTGGAGCTGTTCCATTCCTGAATTCAGCTGAAACTATTTTGACTCTTACTGCCGATGCTGCATTAGATGCCGCGGTAATTGAGATTTCATGCACTTACTATATAATGGAGAGTGTAGCGAACGCTTAAGAAGGAGTTTAATATGCATAAGTTAAACCCAAACGGTTGGGATCAGGGGAGGGTTGTTAAGACAATTAATGAACTAATTGATAAGGTTTCGGCTTTATCATGTTCTACAAGCACTTCGTCTGTGTCTGATTCTGTAAAGACTGAAGTTTCGCCTACTGCGAAGCCTGAGGCTAAGGAGGCTCCTCCTAAAAAGAGTTCTTCTAAAAGAGATAGAGGTAAGTAGTGGCAACTGATTTCATTTTACAAAGAAATGATATTATCAACACGGCCTTGCGTATCATTGGTGTCCTCCCTACTGGGGAGGATACCTCTTCGTCTTTTATTCAAAATCAAACGAATGAGGCCGTTGAGGCTCTTCAGTTGGTTCTTCTTGATCTTCAAAATGAGCTCGATATGCCGTTTAGAGTTAAGGCAGTTAATACGACGATTACTGCTTCGACACAAACATTGGCTATTGATACGGATCATATTGATATACTGAATGCTTTTCTTCGTATCGACACATCAGATCATCTTCTTCAAATTATTGGAAGACAGAACTATGAGGACATTGTTGATAAGTCTACAGAAAGCCAGCCTCAAATGATCTTTTTCGACAAGCAGGTGGCAAGTCCTATTATAACATTTTGGCCAGTACCTGATATTTCTTACGACTTACATTATAAGGTTTTAACCGTTTTTAATGATTTTACTAACGGAACTGATGATCCGCGTACAACAGATAATTTTCCAGAGAGATGGCTTAGATTTATTGTATATGCTTTAGCTATTGATTTAGGGGAGCAATATCAGATACCTGAAAGAGACCTTATAAGGTTAGAACGTAAGATGGAGCAAATGAAAAAAAATGCTATAATGAGGGACAGTGATAGGAAGACATCAAGCTTTTTTGTTGGTTCTTATCCAAACTAGGAAAAGGAGAACGGGAAATGAGTTTAATTACATTGGATCTTAATAAGGAGGTTACTGCATTATCGGGCCAGCCTATAGAGGGTTCTAATATTGGTGCGATAATTGGTAATTTTTTTGGACAAGTTTCAACTGAAGATTTTGAAAAGTTTGTTGATTGGGGAAAATTGTTAGTAAGTAGACAGCCTATACAAGTCGATAATTCTGACTTTAATAAGATTAAGGTTCTGATTGATAGTAGTGGCTTAGCAAACATGGTTAAGGTTCAGGCTATGGAAGTTATTAGGGCTGCTGAAAAAACATAGTTAGTTTAAAAGGGGAGGGGATTTAATAGAGGTATGTTATGGCAACACAAGCAGCGCAAGTAGAAAGTGTTTTATCTGGATTTTTAGATCAAAATGGAAATCCTCTTGCGTCTGGTAAGCTTTACGTATTTGCTGCGGGAACCTCTACCCCTTTTACAACTTATCAAGATAAAGACAAAGGCGTTGCTCATGCTCACCCGATAACTTTAGATGCTCAAGGACAAGCGCTTGTATTTATTGATGGGCTGGTCAAGTTTGAGCTTAGAGATTCTTCTGACGTGGCTATTCCTGGCGGTATTTTTGATGGATTACAATATTTCTTTGTACAGGAAACCGTAGACACGGCCTCTATTATAAAGGCAGCTGATGGAACTGGAATTCGTATTGAGGATGATGGCGGCAATTTAGGTGTCTTTGTTGAGGATGGTGGTCAGGTAGGGATTGGGCATGCGTTGCCTGAGGCTGCTCTTCATACAGTTAGTTCGGGGGTAGATTCATATGCTACGTCTATTAGTGTATCTCCATTAAACTCTGATATTTCATTATTTGAAAATAATAATGTTGGTGGAAATTTTGCGTCATTATTAATGCGTGCATCAAGTGTTAGTCCTGGAATAGCTAGGTTGATCGCCGTTCGGGACGCTCCAAGTGAAACAAGTTTTGCTATTCAGCTGGCAGATTCCACTGATTTGTCAAACACTGTTGAGCAATTCCTTTTAACTTCTGAAGGGGATCTTACTGTAGGAGGCTCATTTTCTGTTGATAATATTAATATTGATGGGAATACGATCAGTTCTACTGATACTAATGGTGATATTAATTTAAGTCCAAATGGTACTGGGACTGTTGTTATTAATACTGATTTAGATGTTGATAATTTAAATCTAGATGGAAATACAATTAGTTCAGTTTCTAATGGTATTATCTTAACCCCTTTTTCTGGTTCTCAAGTTCTTATTGATGGCCATTGGGGTTTTAGTGGTGCCATTATGTCGGGTCAAACAGCGGTTGATACAACAATAAATTCATTTGCAGGCCAAGATGTTGTTATTAATGGAAATACAATTACAACATTAGGATTTAATAGTGATGTTATTTTGCCAGATGGCTCAGCGGCAACTCCTTCGTTAAGATTTGAGAATTTATTGGATGCTGGTCTTTTTAGGGCTGGGAGTGATATTGGTGTTGCAACGGCTGGAACTGAAAGAGCTCGTGTTTTAAGTGATGGAAAATTTGTTATTGGAGCGTCAACTGCGACGAGCAATTTAGAGGTTGTTGGAAATTTTAGGGCTTTTGAAGATGATGCAGGTACAGATAGGGGCATTCTTTTAGATAATAGTGCTTCTAACGATACTGGAATAATTGATACTCCTAATGCAACAACTGGAATTCAGATCAATGTTGGTGGTTCAGAAAAAGTTAGGATAGATACATCTGGAAATATTGGCGTAGGAACATCTACTCCAGGAGGGATATTCGAAGTAGAAGATGGGACCGCTGGGACTGTTATAAGATCCATAATTAATCATACTGATAATACAAATTCATCATCAAGTGCAATCCTTCAGCTTCAAACGGGAGGAGCTTCTGGTGGAGACCCCAAGATCTTTTTTAAAAATGCAGTTACTGATTGGTCTTTAGGTGTAGACAATTCGGATGGGGATAAATTTAAGATTGCTAAAAATGACGAATTAAGCACGTCAACGCACTTCACTATTGATACGTCTGGGAATGCAGGAATAGGAACAGATTCTCCTAATTTTTCAACTGGAAGCGGATTAGAAATATCTAGAAATGGCCCAGCAACTTTAAGGTTAACAGACTTGGGCAGTGGGAATAAGAACGTAGAGCTTTCAGTTGATGATGCAGGAGCCTTCACAATTAATTCACAAGACAGTGGTCTTAGCATGGTGTTTAAAACATTTGACACGGAAAGAATGCGAATTACAGAATCTGGACTTGTTGGTATTGGAACGTCAAACCCTTTGAATACTTTAGATATAAATGCCGCTACTGCTTCAATGGAACTTAAATCAACTTCAGATTCAATTGCATCTTTTACAATTGATGCTGGAGCTACATCTGATGCAGTAATACTACTAGATGATAATAACGTTACTAATTGGGCAATTGGAATGGATTCTAGTAATTCAAATGCTTATACCATATCTAATTCTGGTGGTTTAGGAACTTTAAACAGAATAGTAGTAAGTACGTCCGGAAATTTGGCATTAGGAGCTCCAGATAATGTGACAGATCCAGAAGGGGCAGCCTTAACATCTCGTTATAAAGTTCAATATTCAGGAACTATAAATAAGTTCATAACTGGTTCTGAAGGTATTGTTTTAGAAAATATAGGAAGCGGTACCGGTGGCGCGGATATATATCTAGCTAAAGGTCGTGGGGGAGAAAATGGGTCTACATTAGATGGGGATATTTTAGGAACAATACAGTTTGGGTCTGGAACAGGATCTCAATATTCAACACCAGTTGCTATTGCAGCAATTGCCAATGGAACTCAATCTGGAAGCTCAAGACCATCAGATTTAGTTTTATATACATCTATTACCGATAGTTCTTATCAAGTAAATAATGAAAGGATGAGGATACTTAGTGATGGAAAAGTTGGGATTGGATCTTCAGCTCCATCCGCTCAACTTCATGTACTTGCAGATGGGGTTTCTAGTCAAATTATATTGGAGAGAGCAGGTAGTTCTGCGGGATTCTCTTATATAGGAGCAGATGCGGATGGATTTAGTGTTTTTGATAGCTCAATAGCTAAGATTTTCAATATAAGTAACGATGCTTTCTTTGGTTTTGATGTAGCGCCTAAAACTAATCCAGGAAGTTCTGGTGTCCCAAAGGTTGTAATAAAAACAACAGCCGCTGTTACTAGTGGAGATACCCACTTGAGTTTTATTGGGGTAAATGATCACGTTTTTGGAACTGGAATTTACGAGTCTGGAGGAAATGGGGTTCTTCGTATAGGAATTGATGATGATTCTGGCCCTCCTAGTGTTGGTACGATAGAAATCGCGCATCTAAACCCTATAGGTGGAAATGATACTCATCTATCACTTTCTAATAATTTATCTATTGGTGCCGGTCTTATTCCTACAAATACTATTGATATTTCAAGGTCTGCTCCAGTTGTACAAATAAAGTCATCTGATGATACGGCATCAACAATAATAATTGATTCTGGGGCTACTTCTGATGCATTTATAAACTTTAAGGATAACTCCGTTGATACCTGGTCAGTTGGAAATGACGCTACTGATAATACGTTTAGGATATCCAGTTCTGGGGCTTTGGGAACAAATGACCAGGTTGTTGTTACATCGGCTGGAGATGTGGGTATTGGTGGATCTCCAAATGCAAGTTATTCATTAGACGTTACTGCAGGGGATTCTCGAGTTGGTTGGCATGGTGATGAAGACACAATAAAAATACTTCCATCTGACTTCATGGTTAATATTGACAACACTAAGCATCCTGGTATGTTTTGGGACGATTCTAATGGTGGCGTAGTTGTAGATGATAATGCTAATGAATTGTATTGTTTTGTTTCAGTTCCTGTTGGATACAAAGCGACAGATGTTAGGATAGATGCTAGTGGCACAATCGCTATAGAGGCTTTTTCTAGGGACATAAATTCTGCAGCTGAGACTTCTCTTGGTACAGGAAACACAAATGCCAATGTGGATATCACGGATGAAAATTCTGATGCGACTAACTATATAATGATACGTGTTAATGTTGTAAAAAATGAATATGTTTATGGTGGTACTGTTACCATAGCAAGAATATGATGGTTGATTTAGAGAACAGCAAAACATTATCAATAAGAAAAAGAACTAAATATGGCGTTGAATATGTTGTTCAAAGTGATGAGGGTCTTTATGTTGTGGAAAGAACTGGGGAGTGTTCTGAAAACTGTGCAGGTTGCTGTAAAGCATTTATTTTGCCTTCTGAACCGAATCATTTTTTAAGTCAGTTTTGCCATAAAAATAAATCGGGGAAAAGTTTTTTAAAAATGAGATGTAATAATTTGGATAAAAATGACCGTTGCAAAATATATCTTTCTAATAAAAAACCAAAAGTATGTGAAAATTTTCCATCTCCGACAGACCCTATGTATCATCATCTAAAAGATGAGTGTACTTATAAATTTAAAGTTCTTAGGAAAATCTAAATGAAATTAACTGAAAATTTTTATGTGAAAGAAATATTAACCTCTGAGTCTAGGCCAGATTTACTAGAAGACGTAGTTTTAACAGAGTCTCATATTCTTAGGGCTAAGCTTCATGCTGAAGGGGCCTTGCAGCCAATACGAAATAGATGGGGGATGGTGTCGATAGAGTCTTGGCATCGTACAGAAAGACTAAATAAGGCTCTTAAAGGAGCTGAATACTCAGATCATCTTGAGTATGAAACAACTGACTTTGTCATAGATGAATTTAGAGGGTTAGATAAAATGTTTGATGTATTTAAGTGGATTGCAAACTCAACTATTCCTTATCGTCAGATTATCTATTACCAAAAAAGCAATATAAATTTTATTCATATATCATCTAATTATCCAGGAAAAGATTATAAGCATCAAAGACTTATTAAAGGAGTGGAGGGATTTCGAGAATGGTAAACATATTTAGTGGAGTATCTTTTTTGATTAAACATGTTGTTGGATTATTTTTACCAGGATCTAATGGAGTTTATATTGTCGTCTATAAGATAATTTCTGAAATAGCCAAGCTTACAAAAAACAAGGTTGATGATGATGTTTTGGTTTTAATTGGTGCCTATATAAAGAACTCTACGAAAGATCTAAATGAGTCTGATAAGGACAAGTTGTTTGCTTTGCTTTCTAAATCTAATATTAAGTCAGTAAAGGATATTCGACTGGAAATTTCAAAAGGAAATACAGTTAATGTAAATACTCCATTTGGATATGTTAAGTTTAATTATAAAAATAGTGATATATCACTTAAATAATAATGCCAAGAGCTAAATTACCATTTAATATAAGACCCTATCAGAATGTAGATGAAGTATCTTTAGAAGAAGAAGGTGCCGAGCTTACTAATGGTATTTTAGTCCCTAAACCAGATGGCTCATTTGTATCTAAACGTCGTCCTGGTTTTTCTAGCTTTATAACGCTAGGTACTGGAGTAAAGGTAGATGGTCTTTATTGGTGGGATCGAAAGCAACTTAATATTGCTAATAGTGCTGGTCAAACGTTTAAGATTACTGATTCTGTCGGAACTTTTTTAGATATTACAACAGATGTAATACCCGCTGGTGTTCGTACAATTTATGCTGAACATGGCGATAATCTCTTTATGACGAGCGGTGGTAGAATTGCTTTTACAAATGGTGTCTCTAATACAGCTTTTATAGCTAGTGCAGCAGCTCCTGTAGGGTGTACTCACGTACAATTTATTGACCAATATCTAGTAGCTATTAATGCTAATGACGATAAGCTTTTCTTTTCAGATGTTGGTGATCCCTTTACATGGCAAAGTTTATCATTTATTAGCGCTCAATCTAGTTTCGATATTACACAGGCTATCTTAGTAAAGAATAGAAATATTATTATATTTGGTAGCCAAACTATAGAGTTTTGGTTTAATGATGGATCAACTCCTTTTAGAAGACGAAATGATATTAATATATCAATGGGAACATTATCTAAGTACTCTGTAACAGATACTGATATTGGTGTGTTTTTTATGAATGAAAACCGAGAAGTTTATTTGCTTGGTACCAATGGTTCTTTAAAGAAAGTCTCTTTTCGATTTGATAAGGTTCTTCAAGAATTAACTAATGTTACTGATGCATTGGGAGATGATCATGTTATTAATGGTAAAGGATTCTATGTTCTGCATTTTCCTACTGATGGAAGAACATTTGCTTATGACTACCAAAACGATTATTGGGTTCCATGGGCCTTTTTTAGTGGAGGTTCTTTTAGCCAGTATCTAGGTAATAACTATTCCTATGCTGCTGGATTCAATTTAGATTTAGCTGGTTCATTTACTGATGATAAGATCTATAAGCTAAGTTTTGGTACATTTGATGACGATGGGACAGATATGAGATGGGTTCTTAAGACAGGTCATATAAGTCATAATGATATTATTAGTAGAAAGAGATCCGATAAACTTTATTTTGTTATTAAGTCTGGACACTCTTTGCCAGCAGCCGCAATGCCAAATATGATGATACGCCAGCGAACAGATAATCGTTTCTTTGGTTTTTTGAGAAATATTCCTTTACAAAAGGTTGGAGATACATTGTTTTTACCAAAGATGCATCGTCAAGGTATTTATAATACACGTCAGTATGAATTATCAATTAGTGATGCAATTGATATTGAGTTTGTCGAAGCTCAAGAATCCTATACCTTGCTTGAATAATGGCTATTACAATACTACCGAATCCACCTCAATTATTTGAGAATTCTTCACAAAAGGATTGGTTATTTCTACTTTATCTAAGGATACAGGAGGATTTAAAGCAGCAGGAATATGAAGGCTGGATACCCGTTGTCTCTGGCACTGGCAGTATGTCTATTGCAAACCTTGTGATCAACAAAGCTACTTGGGCACCGATTGGAACTCATGTCTTCTTTGAGATGGATATTACATTTGATACTACTGGAACTTCAGCTAATCAGATTACCTTTACATTACCGTTAGATGCATTGAATAAGACTGTAGTTATGGGAGCTATTAGTGAATCAGGAACTTTTGTTTCTTCTAATGGAATCACGATTGCAGGATCAAAGACGGTCTCAGCTACATTATTTAACGGGTTTAACTTTACTATTACTACAGGAATAAACTTAGTTATGAGTGGAACATATACATCTAATGAGAGTTATTAGGAAGATATGCAAAGATGACTTACCAGAGATTATTAAACTAAGTGAAAAAATCCACTCTGCTGGAGATTTCCGTGGCAATTTTAGCCATGGCACTTGTCATACATACTTGTCTGACTTTATAGATCGCCATGATCATATGTTTTTTTGTTTTGAGCAGTATGAAAAGATATTGGGTATTGGTTTTTTTTATGTGAGTGACTTCTTTTGGGATCATGGCTCTAAGGTGTGTAATGAAATAGCATTAAATGCTAATCCTGATCTAACAAATTATAAGCAGGCAAAAATATTGATTGAATTAATTGATTTTATGGTAAAATACTTAAAAGAGAGAGATCTGAAATATTATATTGATATCTTCATACCTTTTGATAGCCCATTAGAGGAACACCTATTAAAGAAGGATTTTTATAGGAACGAAAAACTAATGACAAAGGTGACTTAAATGGGTGATGGTGGAGCTAAAAGAAAAGCAGCAGATAGAGCAGCAGAGCTATTAACAGGCGCTCAAAGAGAATCCTTAGAGATTCAAATTGATGCAGCTAACCAGCAATTCAAAACAATAAATCAAGCATTAAAAGATATAGGTCTTGTAGAATCAGATGCTATTAATACAGCTATTGATTCACTTCAAGGATCTCAACAAAAACAAACTCAAATAGTAACAGATGCGCTTACGGCCGCTGGTATTGAGCAAACAAGCGCTCTTTCACAGGCGACAAATATTGTTACAAGGTCAGCAGAACAGCAATCTAATATTTTATCTAGTGGATTAAAGCGAGCTGGATTTGATGAACTAGCAGCTAATAGAATCTCATCTCAAGCTCTTCGTAATGGAATAGCTGGTGTTCAGTCGGCATTATCAACTGCACTAACAGGTGCTACTGAGACTCAAATACAGGGTCAGCAACAAGCATTGGATACACAAGTTCAAGGAATTGAGCAGGCAGGTGGATTTGCTGCTCAGGCAATTACTCAGCCGAGAGAGACATTACAAGCAGCAAGGCAAGAAGAGCTTCAGAGAGGCCTTTCTACTGCACAACAGATATCAGGTATAGAACAACAGCGATTGGCTGGAGTAACAGGAGCTAGAGAGACTGGTATAGAGGCTAGACAACAAGCACTAACCGGAGGAATCTCAGGTGTTTCTGTAGCTAGAGCTGGTGGGGTACAAGATGTCGCTGGATTAAGAGAGGCTGGTGTTGCTGGTGAATTACAACAACGTCAAGCTGGCCTTCAAGAGGCAGCTGGTATTCGTGGTGGTGGAGCTCTTCAGGCTGCTGGTGAAAGGGTTAGTGGTATACAGCAAGCGGCCGGAACATTGGCAGGCGCTCAACAACAAATTCAACAACTTCAACAACCTGGTTTGCAAGCTGGTAGGGTCGCATCTAACTTACTTCTTCAGTCAATACAAGGTCCGATTGAGGAGTCACCCTTTTTCCAACAACGTTTTAATGCTGGCAAAGAGGCTTTAGATAGAGAGTTAGCTAGACAGGGTCTACTTAATTCTGGTGCCGCCATTGAAGCAACTGCTGATTTAGCTGATAAGATTGCTGCTGATGAGGTGGTTAGAAGGCAAGGTTTACTTCAAACTGCATTACAGACAGGTCAAATAAGTGCTGGTCAAGCATCTCAATCTATACAACAAAACCAAAGAGATATTGCAAATTTAGAGACACGACAATCAGAAGCAACGGCAGCTGGTACTGAGAGAGAGTCCGGTATAAGGGCTGGTCTATCAGAACAATTGGGTCAGTTAAGAGGTCAGGCACAAAGTCAAATATCAGATGTTCAGGCAACTGCGGCTGGTGCTTTATCAGATATCGAGGCACAAAGATTAGGTCAGCTAGGAACATTGGGTGCTGAAGTGGCTGGACAGCAGGCTGGTGTGGCTGAATTACAGGCATTTCAAGATCCAGAAATTCAGCGACAACAAGCCTTACAAGAGGAACAGTTACTTAGTGAAGCTAATGTAGGAATTTCTAATTTAGAGGCTCAGAAGCAAGATTTATTAAATCAGGCTCAGGCTCAACAGGCTCAAGCCGTATCACAGCTACAGGCACAAGGCATATTAAATACAGCAGAAGGTCAGGCTCAGTTACAGCAAGTAGTGGGTCAGATTGATGCAAATGCTCAACAGCAACTAGGTAGTATAAATTCTCAACAAGCTCAATTACAGGGACAGATTCAGTCGTCTCAAGCAAGGCAACAGTCTGGTATAGCTCAGCAGGAACAAGCTCAGAGGGCACAGGCTCAGCAGGCTGGAGTTTTAGGTGCTGGTGAATTGGCCGCTCAAACGGGTCAAGCTGTAGCAGGTCAACAGGCACAGGGGATTGGTCAATTAGGTGGTCTAGAAGCCCAGAGAGCACAACGGCTAGGTCAATCTAGAGTTGGAGGATTAACCAGTCTTGGTCAAGCAAGAGGTGCTTTGCAAGGAACAACGGGAGCACTACAAGCTACCGGCGCTGAAAACATTGGCCTAATACAGGCGGGTAGAGCTAGAGAAATCGGTCAAATAGAGGCTGAAAATAGATCTGCATTATTTAGAGGTATTGGAACACTTGGGGGTACTGCTGTAGGGGCAGCTTTTGGACAGCCACAGGCAGGTGGTCAGATTGGCGGATCTGTTGCAGGTGCTATTAGTGGTGGTCAGATTCCTACAGGAGGATTCCAGCCATCAGCGATACCTCAAGGTTTGACGGGTCAAGATACCCAATTTTTAAATCAATTTAATTTACCTCAAAGACAAGGTCTGCAGGCTGCAACTGGAAGACGGTCTGGAAGAACGTTTTCAGGATTAATATAAGGAGACATTATGGCTGGTGGATTATTACAACCGTTACAACAATCACAATTGTCTGCACAGCAGCAGCCATCGCAGTTATCTGCTGGTGCATTCAGGGCCCTACAACAACCAATTCAAGCTCCTGGGGCGTTTGAGTCTTTAATAGCCGGTGCTGGTCAGGGGTTAGCCCTTTCTGGTGAGGTTCAGCGTCAGCGCCAGATAGAAGAAAAGTCTAGGCGTGATGAAGAACAAAGGCAAGCTAAGGCGTCTATCGAGAGATCAAAGCTAAGACAATCTAGAAAAGCTACTTCAGTAAAGTTTTTAGATAAGGCAACGAGTCTTCTTGAGGGGGCTGCTGTATCTGGTGGACTTGATGGTCTTAATCGAATGGCTAAGTCTTTGTCTGATACTGGATTGACTTCTGGTATCCAGCCCGTGATTGATGATTTGGCAGAAGGTAATTTCACGATAGAGCAAAAAGGTAAAAAGTATAAACTTATTCCTGGCGTAGATGGAAAGTTTATTTTTGAAGATATATCGCCTGGTTTAGCTACTGAAAACCAAGACACGTTTCGTAAGATAAGGGATACTATCTTAAAAGACAAAGGTTATGAAAGTGCTAGAGGAGCCCATTCTGCTGCAAGCGGAGCGAGGTCTTTACTAGACGTTGGTAACCCTATTTCAGCCAATGCTCTGAAAGTAGTTCTGCCGAGGCTTCTAGGAGAAGTTGGTAACTTGTCTAGATCAGAACAACAAAGTTTTGGCGGGTCTCCTGCTGTTGTTGCGTTTCTTAATCAATCATTTGAGACCCTTAAGACTGGTCGTTTAACTAAAGACAATGAAGCGTTTTTGAGACAAATAATAGATACCTTAGACAACAATGCTATTAAGCGTGGGGCTGATAGAATAAATCAGTTTGTGGACAGTGAAGTTGCAATTGGTACTGATAGAGCTTTGTTGGAGAAGTTTATCTCTCCATTTTCATTCGATGGGACTAGGGAAGTCGCAACTACTTCGGTATCGCCCAATGCTCCACAAATTGTTCCCGGTACAAACACTCCCTTATTTAATTCAATGGATGATGCCCAAAGGGCTCTTGATTCAGGACAGTTACAAAATGTTCAGAGTTTTCAAATAGGTAATGAAACTTTTAGATTAAAGGGCACTCAGTAATGGCCATTGGATCTCCAAGAATAGGCGATTTATTTGAAAGGGTGGAGACTCAATCCTTAGCTCAACCTGAAGTTAGTGGGCCACTTATAACTGATACATTTGAACGTGTTCCTGAACCTTCTGCCGCTCCTGCATTTGATCTTGGTCAAACTGTTATTGCCCAGAAAGCTAGAGACACCGGAAGAAAGTTGGCTAGTGCAGCTAAAGTTGTTGATAGCCATATAGGCCAATTTAGTTTTGGTTTCCAAAGAGGATTAGATGATCTAGGTAATTTACTAGGAGTTGTGAGTGATGAAGAGTTAGCAGAAAGACGAAAGCGTTTGCCAGAGCCACAGAGCCCAACAGAGGAAGCTGCGTCATTACTTGGTAGCTTTGCTCCTGGACCAGGTTTGGTTACTGGGCCCGGAAAGGCTCTAGTCGCAGGTGCAAAAGGAATCCAAGCAGCAACTAGCCAGGCATTAAGAAGTCAGTTAGGTGGAAAGGTTGTTAGTTCACTTGTTTCATTGTCCGAAGATTTAAAAACTCCTGTAACAAGAGTCGTTAAAAAATTAGGTCAAATAGGCGCTAGTTTATCCTCAAAAGGATTTAATGAGAATGTTAGAAGATTCGTCAAAGAAAGTCCTGAGCTAGTATTTAAACCAAAATCAAGCATTCTAGATGTACAAAGGAAAGCTGTTGAAAGTATTAGGGGTCAAAAGAGGGCTATAGGAGAGAAGGTTGGCCAACTAAAAGACGAGGCCTCAAAGCTTGGTATCGATACTTTCGAAATAAACGATATAAAAGAAAAATTATTAACCCTTAAAAATAAAGCAAGTGCTGAATCTGGTGGTCGAGAAATAAGCAGAAACATTGAAAGGTTTATTAATGTACTAGAAACGGGAAATCCTGAGGGTAAAGGATTAAGGGCAATTAGAGTTAAGCTTGAGGGTATGCAAAACGTTCTAGATACTGTTGTTGATAACAAAAAAATGCAAAAGATTTTTGGTCAATTAGCAGACGGTAAATCACTGGTTGGGTCAGATAGGTTATTGCGTGAGGCTCATGGGGTGTTGAAGAATAGCTTTGATGAGATGCTTGATGGGCTAGACGATAAGTTGCTTTCTAGGAATCTCATAGATGCCAAGGGTGAATATAGTGCATTTAAGAGAGCGTCTAGGCTAATAGGTGGTCCTGGAGAGGTGTTAAATGAGAAGGTTCTAAGTAAGGCTGTTGGGGATTCTATGTTGTTTCACCATGAGTCTGAGTTTGAGGTTCTACGACAGTTGTTAGGGGATGATCTTCATAGGAACTTAATTGGGCATGTTTTGAGCCAGCCAAAGGATATATCTGCTTCATTCCTGAAACTGTTAGGAGTGACTGCCGCTAAGACAGGTGGAGTTTTAGCTGGACGTCCTTCAGATCAGTTGAGAAAATTACCACGATCATTGATACGAGGTAGGCAATTAGCCTCAGAGGCAACTAGAATTGGTGAACTGCCAACCGCAAGATTAGCCTTGGGAACACTTAGGGGTGCACTATCCCCAACAGAAAACGTTTCCCAATAGTTTGATCTAATTTTTATAATTCAGTACAATATATATGTTATTGTTTGATAGAAGGCATACAGCTCGAGAAATTCCCCCTTTTTTTCTTGGGCTGTTTGCTGATTATATATCCGTCAAAAGCCTCTTTAATAAAATCAATCTTTTTTAATTGAGCCCCAGATATTCCATTTTCTAGTATGAACTCTATTTCTGATGCTTTATATCCATAAACGCTACGAGTTCTAATTGTTTCGTAATCATCCCCATAGATATTAACGGCCTTATTTAATATTTTAGAAAAATAGAGTACTCGTTTATTTCCTTTTTTAAACTCGTCCCAATCTTTTATGTTGGATGCTTTACAAACACCGTCCAACAAATCAGACAGGTTGTTCCTTTTTTTTAATTTTAAAGGATTATCGAATAGTTCGATTATCTCGTTTATTGTTAAGAATCTATTTCTTAAGCCATCTAAATTAATTTCGCTAGTCCCCATCATTTATCTCCAATATTATTTTATTCTCTTTACCCTTAATTGACGTGTAGCTAACCTTTGATACATATTTGATGCTATCGTCCGGTAGAATTGATTTGTATATGATGCCGTCCTCTATCATTTTGCCCATATAAGCGCAGTTTGAGCAGTCCAGAGCGTTACGACTAAAGATAAACGTGAAATGGAGCTCTACAGGGAAATTAAAGGGCTTCGTTATCTTGAATCCTTTTAGTGATCTCATGACCTCCCAAAGGTACATTTCCTTTTCGCTCTTTCTTTCTCTCCAGTGGGCACCAGCATATATTTTGTTTAGAGATAATTTCTTTGGCATCTCAAATTCTAGTTTTAGTTTATACATAATTATTTACTGAAAATTATTTTCAGGATCCTTCTTTTGTTCAATCTCATTAAGACCCCACTCACCCTCACTTGTTAGGTCATATGAGAATAGTTTAAACCCATCTTGGTATGTTTTAGATAGACCATCAAATACTTTCTGCCCTATCCTATTCGTTGAAGCTCCTGATCGTGACTTAGGGGTATAGAACAGTGTCGGGTATAGCCTCTTCTCGTTGTCATAGCCCTGATAGAATGGTGATGTAAAAACGATGGTGTGTGCAATTTTATAGATATCTGACGATCCATAGATATCTTCTTGGCCTATAAGTCCACGTTTACTTTGCCTCTTTCTAACATGTACTACTAATATAATAGGCTTACTATAGTTTTCGACAACGCTATTGATTGCCTTCATAATATCTCGCTGTTGCATGAGTTCGTTCTGGTCTTCAAAGAAGTCAAAGTAATGGAAGTGGTCAATGACGATGAGGTCTACCTCGTCCTTTACCTCAAGTATCTTATCGCTGAAGTTTCGCTTATTGAGCCCTGATTTCTTTGTATATAGGTAAACATTTTTTATCTTTTTATAGACTTCTTTCTCAGCCAGATCCTCATAGCTCTCGATCCCTTTTATTTTATTTAATCTAAAGTTCATGTAATTGAGATTGTCTGGCATCTGATGTCTGTGGTACCGGTGGTCTTCTTTTATTTTATTATAAATAAATTTCCATTTCTCGGTATCAGCGAACTCGTAGATGTCTCCCTCTAGCCGAAAGAAAGCAATCTTCCTTCCCTTCATTGAGTTATGGATGCAGATCTCTGAGACTAAGGTCGTTTTTCCCTTGCCTGACTCGGCACCTAGCAGGATGAGTTCTTTGTTGTGGATTCCCCCTAGATGTTCATCTAAGAAGTCGATTCCGTACTCACATAAGTTATTTGGATTTATAGAACGACGATACCGACTAGATTGAGGAATATACTCCTCAGCCTTAATAAAATTCATGTTTCCCCTTTTTTTTAGCTAGCTATCCTCCGTAACGAGAGCTACCTGATTTCTTTTTCTTCTTCTTCTTCTTAGCCATAAAAATATTATATCATGTGTTTTATAACTTACGAAAATAGTTTACCTATTACTTATATTGTATTACTATAGGTAAACTATAAACGGCCAATCGAAGGAGGTTTTGGGCTTAAGGTTTTATTATTATAATTTAGAAATGTAAAAGGAGAATATTATTATGAGCGCAGCAATTCCAGCATCGAGTCAGTCCTCAAGTCCGGTTAATGTATTATCGAATAGCCCGGTTAACTTCGGTAAAGAACGTTCGTCATCACGATTTACGGGCAGTCCAGACTCTACTACAGGATCCAGTAGAAATCAAAAATGTCGTACTGTAGGAGTTGGAGAGCATCATGTTTCACCTAATAAAAAGAATCATTCTTATACTGCTGAAATTGAAGGGAGAGCTGTCAAGATAAACTTCAAAAGATTGCATAAGTAATAGAAGTTTATTTTTATGAAAATGCCAGGGTTTGAACTCAAGTATTGAGTTTTTCTTTTTGATAGCCAGCTTGTTTCATGAAGAACTTAGGCGTTCACCAGTTGGGTTGGTGAATGGATTGGTGAAGGATTAGAGAGGATGGGTCTGTTAAGACACAGAGTGAAATTAACGAAGATATTACGATGGAATTGGGAATTAATTTAGGGGATATAAAAGTTTATGATAAAAAAACAAATTTCGTGTAATAAACTTTCGAATCGTCTAAGAAGTTCTCGTGCATCAAGTTTTAGTCAGGGGCTAGTTCCTGGAACAGTGATAGCTTCTATTCTGACAGGAGAAGATGATATTTCGGCAATTATTGTTAAGGTGGATCCATATAAAAAAGATGGGTCAAAGAAGAATTCGGATGAAATAGTCTCCGAATATACGAAAGAGATGACAAGGAGACTTAGAAAAATGAAGGCAAAAAATGAAGTGCCTTGAGTGTTTAGATACTGGCTATTGTTTTTCGGGTCAAACAGGTGATCCTTTTAGTCTTCAAAAGACTGCCTGTGAATGTCAGGCGGGTATAATCTTGGATGTGAGTGGAGAAGAAGCTATAACTGATTAAGATAGTTTACATATTCTTGTTATATGTATAGTAATACTACTTATCTATACACGTCTTGTTTAACGAAATCTCCCTAATGTTAATTTCCAATTAACACTTTCACGATTAAATCATTAATTGATAATTAATAGACACTAAAAAAGTTCTGAAGTGTTCCACTGTATCTAAACTGTCCCGGCCCCACTGGACACAACCATTTTCCATTATTTAATATACTCTGACAGTCAAATTGAATTTGAGCTTAAAAACACCCAAAAAGCCCTAAAACATACTCTGACAGTCAAAATAGTTTTTTCTGGAAGGCCGTAACAGGTGATTTCTAAAATTTCACCCATGGCATTTTTAACCCAGAGCTATAAAATTTCAACAAAAACTGGGTTAAAATCGAGGTAAATCATTGAGAGCATTAGACATTGTTTTTAAAGAAGAATATGCAAGACAAAAGGCATTATTAAGTAGACGGTGAGTGTTTGGAATGCTGTTTTACAGGAAATAAAAACATCTAATTTTGAACGTAATTGGGGATGACATTGTAGATTTCGGGGAAATTTTAAATACGACTATAAAGAAGTTAAGATAGTTTATCTATTCTCCTTATACTTATAGTATTACTATATTATTACTATATTATACACGTCTTACTAGTATTACTCTTATACTATACTGGGTTTTTAACCGCCCCCCTACCCCCCACATTATTTTTAATTAAATCGTCAGAGAAAATTAAAACATTTTGTGTAGCATTTAAGCTTATGAGATAAAGTAGCGGGAACCGCGTATACTTTCCTTCAGTTCCTATGTGTATACCGCTCCTATCTCCACCAGTGGCACTTGATAGGATACGCCCCGAGGAACCGCTTAGCTGATAGACTACGGGTTAGATCAATAGTCGTCTATGCGATGGGTTTTAATATCGGTCCCTTACGACCGAGCACTATGGCAGGAAATTATTAACCGAGAATTCCCTAAAAAAACGTAGCCGAAGCTTAAGGTGATTCTATTGCCTCTATAAATAGATGTCAAGCCACATTGGGAAGCTATTGATTTAATACCTTCAATAATATACTATAGGTAACTGATGGGCTTGTAACCTATAGGTTGAACAACTCCAGATCCCTTCTGGACATGTACATTCAGGTTGCATGTGCCGACAATAATAGGAGAAAATAATCGATATTAAGTTTAGGGCAATAGCTACTGGTGCAACCGAGGGATCTAGTATGGGTCAATGGTTTTATGGATACTACATAGGCCAAACGATTAATTATACAAATCATTCAATATGTACGGATGACAATAAATATTTTTCTATCGACCCAAAAACAGTCGGTCAAAATACTCGTATAAAAGATAAAAGACAAAAAGAGATATATGAGGATGACATCGTATTATGGGAAAGTGATCCTGAGCTAGTTTTGGATGTGGATAGGTCTTTTTGGTATAAAGCTCAGGTGGTGTGGTCCAGTAACTGGAATGGATGGTCTTTAAAGAACTTAAATAATGATAATTTAGAAGATCTTCCCTTTAGTAATGATTTGATACCTGAGGTAGAGGTCATAGGGAATATATATGAGAAAAACGATAAAGAGGCTTGATTGCAAGAGATGTGACCATATGTGGTTTCCTAGAAAGCCGGAGGGACCAAAAGTTTGTCCTAAATGCAAAAGCCCCTATTGGGATAAAGAAAGAAAATAATTTATCCAATTAATGTATAATGGCATCATGGGTGTCGTTATTGAAGATAATTTATTTAAGAAAATAAGGGAGAATAGCGACAATTTTAGGCGTGAATATGAAGAGAAGGCGCCTAAAGCAAGTCAACAAACTATCTCAGATTGCATAACGATGATGGAGCGTGGCGCTTATTACATGGTTAACGAGATCATTGAGCCAGTTATCCAAAAGAGACAAGAAGCTTTTGAGAATAAAATAAAAAATATGGCTAAATTTTGTTGTGCCATTTTTGCCGTGATTCCTTTTTTTATTGAGTTTATTAAGATTGTAGCGAAATGAGTATTACTTGTAATCATTGTTCTGATTTTTTGAAAGATCATTTCATTCATACTCATGCTGATAGGCGTTCACAGCACTTATGTTTAGCTGTGTGCATTAATTCAGATTGTTCGAGTTATGGGCTTTTTCAGATCCCTGAAGAGGCTATGGTTGAATATAACCCACCAGTTTAGTCTTCCCTAATTTCTTTTTCTACTGATATTTTTAAATTTGATTCGTTGTGTTTGGAGTATCCATGTCCTACAGCTTCTGCAATGCATAGAAATAGGTCTGCTAAGCACAGTTTTCCGGCCTCGTCGTCTCTGACGTTTTTTATCTCATATTCACATTTTTCTTCATTCCAGTCATCACGAAGGTTAGTTTCTTGAAATAATACTTCTGCGATCTGTTCGGTTTCTTCTTCGAATTTAAGTGTATATCCATTTCGAAACCTTTTTATTATAAAAGTGTCTTCATTTATTTCATCCATTATTCATAACCCTCCTTATAATGTCATTCATTGAGTCTTCATTTATTTCTACCTTATCAACAACTATTTTTTCATTTGATAACTCATCAAGGTCTAGTGCCAATTCATTTCCTTGTGATAGATCTATCTCCAATGATTTTCTTATTTTGTTCCTTAGTTTTGTACTAATCATTTGTACTTCAAGGTTTATTTCTTCTATTTCCTCACATAATATTGATCCTTTCTTGCAGATCAATTGATATTGTCTTGCCATATCGAATATTGGCCTATTAGAGTCATTCTCGGTAACTTCCCATTGTTCAATCACTTTCATCATCTTCTCCTTTTAAGTAGTCTTCTTCAAACGCCTCTTCTGGTGTCATTGTACGCCATTGGTCGTATGTTTCTGGCAACCCATCATGCATTCTCATATGGAAGTCCATAGTCAGTATCAATAGCCCCTAGTCGTTGTAGTGTATGATTCTCCAGTATATCTGATATGTAGTCATTTACATTCTGGCATTTTTCTTCAAACGCGAATGTCCTAAGAGTCTCAAGTAATTTTTTGTTAATCTGTAGCGGATATAGTTGTTTGTATTGTTTGGTTGTTATCATTTTAATTTCCCTTTTTAAAATATTTTATGAGTTATTGTTTTTTTGATCTTTTCTTCTCCCGCTACTGCCTCTAGCTCTCTATCTACCTTATTCATAATAGATTCAAGGCTGTAGTCCATCTTGGATTCCTCGTAAGGCAAGAAGTCCATCCAGTTGTTAAACCAGGTAGATCCGTCTCTAAATGGCCTGTACTGCCCTTTTTGCCTATCCTTTTTGACGTATTCCAAATAATAGTAAAAGCTATTCCAGATTTTAATTATTTTCTGGTGATCATTCTTAATATCATTTTTCCAAAGCTTTTCGGCAGAAGGCTTGCCCGCTTTCTTTGGGTACCTCTTCCAAAGCTGTTCAAAAGCAGAATGTTCTTGCTCTTTAGGTCCTTCATCTTGGTTAATAAGGACAGGTTGAGTATAGGTTTGTTTGTGCTCATAGCTTTCCTCCTCGCATAATCTTTCAACTATGCTTGTTAGTTTAATAAAATTAATGAGTTCAATCATTTTTTTTAGCTGCTCGTTTTCTACCTCATATGGCAGCTGAAACGTTTGTTCAGCCACATCTGGCGTCATTCTCTCGTATCTAATCCCTCCCTCAAGTAGGTCAAGGTATCGTTGATTCTTACTTTGCTTCTCGTATACCGGGTAAGGCAACATGATCTTTTCATATAGCTGAACTGGTATAGATAGGCTAGGAGTTCTAACCTTCTTGCTTTTAGCTATCTTAATAAGAACCTCGTTATCCTCTTTGTCTATCTTAACGGATACTCTTCGTGATTTTCGTTTAGCCATAATTTAGTATTCAAATCTCAATGAATGAGCCCCGCTAAAAATCTTTTGTTTTTGTTCGCAAACATCCAAGTATTTACATCGTCCTCTCGCCGAGCCATACGCCTGTTGCAGGCAGTTATCGTTATAACTCCCAGGATTAACCCGATACTCCCCATCACCGACAATAATATCAATGGTATTTTCAAGCCATTCAAAGTCTTTTTCATTTGGAGTATAGTCAATTGTTTTGATGATTGGTTCCTCATATTTACCTTCCACAATGATATAATAAAAAGTGGGTACTTTCCCGGTTCCCTTTTTCCAGAGGTAGGGATAGGCTATCGCTTGTAGTCTATCCCACCTCTCAACGTTTTCCTTCATCCACCCTGACCATTGCAAGTTGTCAGTATATTTAATATCAAATATACCAATTTCTGGGTGAATAAAGTCGGCCTCCCCTGTCAAAGCCCAATCATCCGTTTTGTAGATTTGCCTCACATAAGCATCGCTTTCTAGGATAATGTCGCCAATCGTCTTGTTGTCATAGGGCTTATGAAACATAACTTCACCCGCCAGTCTCTTTAATTTATCCTTAGTTTTCACACCAACCCCTTTAATGGCGTGCTCATCTCCCTTGAACCCTAGTAAGTACCCTTCAAACAAAAGCCCCTTAGCCATTGTTCGTGATGTCTCAATTTCGTTGTCTAACGAGAGTTTAAACATTTTAGGGCACGTTCTATATAGCTTAAGGCTAGACTGCCTTACAACGGGAATGCCCTTAGACCTGCAATCCCCTGCAATGGAATCTATCTCGATATCTGTCTTAGAATACATTTGTTTCCTTCTTTTGGTTGCTAACAGCGTTTTCTAGTTCGTTGGCGCTACAGAAGTCCTTGCCTCCTAAAAAACCAGAGCTAGCTAAGGCCCTACCAATGGCTGACGTTTCACAATTCTCTATGTAGGATGTCTTGTTAATGAAGCTGGAGTTTTCTTTTTCGTAGGCGTGTCCAGAATAAATATTATTCATTCCATCCTTATTCTGAATCGTTATGGTTGCTTTCATTATGCAGACCCCATTTTCGTTACTTAATAGTTCAGTTTCTATTGAGTGAGGCAGATTAGACTCTTTAAGCATTTGTAGTCGTTCAACAACTGTGTAGTACTCTTTCCCTTTAAAGTTCATTGGCATGATTTTTTTACCCCTATTTTAAATATTGATCTTATAGAATCAAAAAATGTAGGCTTGTCTAGCAAAATGTCTAGGCACTCAGCCTGTTTTCCCAAGTTAGTCACTATTTCAGATAGAACCTTAAATATCTTTTTATCTGAATTCTCTAGTTCACGTATTCTTATACTTAGATTTTTAGGATGCCGTCTTCTACACATATCACCTATTTCGTGCTTTCTTTTATATAAAAACTCTTTTTCATCTTTTTCATTTATTAAAATATCTTTGGATCTACAATTTAGTGCGTCCCTTATCCTAAGTGCAACATAAGGAGTTGCCATGTTTGACTTCTCAATCCTGCACATTGCTGATTGGCTAATCCCAACTTCTGCAGCTAGGTCAATTTGTTTTTTATTACATTTTGCCCTTATCTTCTTTATTTTTTTTCCGTCTATATATATTTTTTCCATTTTTTTTTCCTTGTTATTGTTTGGTTTCTGATTAGAATCCAGCGCTAGATTGTTCTCCTCTAGGTTTGTCCTCAAAGGCTCTCCATTTGGCATCTGAGTCATTGAATTCAATCGAGAACGACATTAGCCCACAAACCTTTTCTATTTGCTCATCGCTCATGTCCTTAAAGAACACGGTCATATCCCCTAAGCTGACCCATTTCCCTTTGTCTCCACCTAATGGATTTCCGTCTTTGTCGGTGTATAGTTTCTTCCTTTTAATTGAATATCTTTTAATTGTTGCCATGTTGTTTCTCCTTAAACTTTTATAATATTTCCGGCTAGATCGCATAGTAACGGCACGTCAAACCGTATAACTCTATCGTGTCGTGCTAAATACTGTCGTATTGATGACGGGCTAACCCCTTTCTTTTTCAGATGTTTTGATTCGATATGTCGACAAGCCTCTGATAGCTCACCGTATCGTTTTACTGCATTAAAAATCACATCTATACGACGTTTTGAATCATATAGATTTCGTCTCTTACGTTTCCTATCGTCACTATCGCCAGGGTTTTCTTCCCCCTGTAAATTATCTTCTTGATCCATTTTTCATCATTCCTTGCATAAAATATCCTCTTCGTTACAGTCTTCTGTTTCATATAAAAACCCCTTTTTAGTTATATGATATAAAGTGATCTAGATCTTTTTCTCCTATCTGAATATTTGCCTCCTTTCCACTTTGACCTGTAGTGTATTTATGAATATTGATTTCAATGATCTTTTTTACTTCCAGTGATATCTTTGGAGCCTCCTTCATGATACGTTTTCCTTAGCTACCCTGGTTAAAGTTGAATCAAATGTTAAGGATAGCCCTGTTTCAGTTCGTCCCCACCAGTTTCCGTACTCATTACGCAATATGGGTGATCCAATTTCTTCTATTTTGTAGGCTAGGCAATCGTCTACTGGCCACCATTCAAATATTTCGTGAGTATTTTCGTTGTATTCTAGGTAGCATTCTTTGCAGGCGTTAAGCTCAGCGTCTATAATCTGTTCTTGTTCCTGGCAGAACTCACATTCCCCCTTGTAGTCCCCGTATTTCCCAAATGGTATGAATGAGTTTTCGATATCATCAAACTCAAATATGAAATCATTTAGCATCTTGTCTATTAGTGATGACTGATTGAATCCTATAGAATCATCAATGAGCCTATCGATTTCTTTTTGTTTCTCTTCTTCTTTTGTTATTGTTTCCATTCCCCTAGCCTCCCTTTTTAATATAATCTATTTCTTCATATATAAATGCTTGATTGCCTTCAAATTTTCCCGTATACCCCTTATCACACTCCCCATAAGTCCCCTTTGATTCACAAAACTCTTTTGCCTCCTTCTCTGATCTAGCTAGCTTGTATGCTTCCCAACCTGACTTATGACGGATGTTATCGTCCCAAGTATCTACCCATAGTTCATAGATTAGATATGTTCTAGTCATTGTAGTAGTGCCTTAGTGAATTAGTAGCGCCTATCTCGGCATCTACGATTCGTTTCATTAGACTGATAATGGACTCCTGAGCGATTCTATTGTCGTCTATCATCTCTATACTTAGGATTGTGTTCTTAATGGACACTACGGACAAATAGAGTGACAGTGAGGAAAATAGCACTGCTATTCCTATCATTGCTAGACTAAAGCTGTTTAGTTGCTTAGTCATTTAACTGTACCCTTGATATTATTCTGATGATTTCCCCTTTTTCGTTTCTTATTATTAATTGATCGTTCATTTTAGTCCCTTTCTAGCGTTGTTATTGTCTGTTCTAGGTTGAATTGTTACTGTTTAGCCTCATTTCATTAGATTTAAATGTTTACCTGAGTTAATATACCCCAAGTTAACATCGTTTACTTATGGAAAGAATGTGATGTGTTTTCCCTAGTATATACAGTATAGATAGTATAATAGATATCTATACTAGTAATACTTAAGTATATACTGTATACTATCTATACTTAAGTATATACAGCATAGACTGTATAACTCTTAATACTCTTAATAATAAAATATATTCTTTCTTTACTCTTATTTTTCTTTCTTATAGATAAAACTCGTTACGTTAGCTGTCTTACCTGAGCAAAAACAGGATCTGTCAGTTCTGACATATGGAAAGTATGACTATTTTACTGTTTTTTCTGGATTTACTGAGGTTTTGTTGACAATGATAGTGTATTGTGTTTATTCGTTTAGACCTTAGTTTAGGCAGTATTTGTTGGTATTAAAGGTGTTTACTGGTCTCACCTAGGTAATTTACGGTCTATTATCGTTCTGACTTACCGATTGTTTATGATGTATTAACTGATGTATTTATGGATATTATGGAAAGAATGTAGGAGTGGAGTAACTAATAAGGCTAACAATGCCTTAATTAGTTACTAGTATAGGCAGAAAATCCAGTATTTCTTAAACTATGACCAGTGATACTAGTATATATACTGTCTATATAGGATAGGCGGGGGTATAGGGGGGTATGGGGGGTATAAAACAAGCCTATATAGCTATATTACTCACCCTCTTAAATATATATATAATATATAAATAAAATACCTCTTTATAAAGCCATCTAAATAGCTAGATACGACCAGAATCGACAGGTAGGATAGAATATCTATATGGGTGATATCAACATTTCAGAATTTTTAGTCTCGATAGTTTCAGCTGTTGGTATCGCTAGCGGATATCTTGAGCTTAGGTTGAAGTCGATACGTGAGTTGATTAGTGAGAAGTATCCAACTAAGGAAGAGGCCTTTAAGGCTTTGAGTGAGATTAGACGAGAGAATGCCGATCTGACGTTGGAGATCAGGGTATTGGTAGAGAAGATTAATAATATAGCTGAGACTCTTGATGTAATGAGAAGAGATATTGGAAGGAATGTAGAGAAGGTTTCTTGAGATTTAGTCTCAATTATATTGAGATTTAGTCTCAATTATATTTGGAAAAATAACTGGGGAGTATAGATTATGGAAAGAAAGAGGCGTTCAGACGCTGAGATTGACATCGAAAAAGCGGTCGAGCTACGAATTCACAACAAATTATCTTATGCAGAAATCGGTAGGGTTCTTGCACCTAAAGGCAGGGCCCCATTTACAGCTATTGGTATACAGAAAGCTATTTCCAAACAACTACCAGAAGAATATAGAGGTCGAGATTTCGCCATGGAGTCTTTAAAAGATCGGAGATCTAAGACACTAGAGGTCAAACATCAGATGTCCCTAGATGCTATTACCGAAGAAAAGCTGGATACATCCTCAGCTAAAGATAATGCGATGGTCTCTAAGTTGCTTTATGAACAGTTAAGGCTAGAAAATAACCAATCGACTAACAATGTTGCGGTCAGTTTCGCTAACTTAGTTGAAGGATCTATGAGTGAGGATGGGATGTAGCCGAGTCTTGGTGGATTAGTCAGTCTAACAACAAAAGGTGAGAGAAAGAAAAAAGAAAATTCTAATTTCTCTCCCTCGTGAGGTTATGTATTGATAGTAATGGGGCCGTAGGTAGTTGTCAAGCAATCGTGGATGAGGTGGGAATCGAACCTATATGAGTATAACTCAATAGATTTACAGTCTACCGCAAATTCCCGCATTGCCTCTCATCCAATAATAACGGATTGTATCATGTTGGTGGTATAATGATAAAAAACTAAGAAAAGGAGGTCTATTATGGCTAAATCATTCGTAAATAAGACGATTAATCTTGGAAAAGGTCAGTCAGCTAGCCGGTCTGGCAAGCATTCGATGTCAGTAGGTAAAAAGCCTATGGTAAAGATAACGGCGCCAGTTAAAACTGGAATCAATACATCTCACGCTATGATGTATAGTGGAAGAGGACAGTAAGTTCTAACTAGATATTATGAGCCGGGAAAGTTCATCTAAAGTAAATGATCTATTTTTTAAGTGGCGATACAATCCGTATTCGTTCGTCACGGAAGCGCTTGGCGCCAAACCTCTCGATTTTAAAAAAGATAATCCTCATACAAAAACAGTAACTACACAACAAAAAGAAGTCCTGGATATTCTAGGAAAGTACGCCTATGTGCTTAAAAAGAAGCAGAATAATCACGAAATACTAGAAGAAGAGAAGTATCTTCTAAAGAAAATGGGCATATCTATTAAGTCTGGAAAGGGACCTGGAAAGACGACTCTTATGGCATGGTCTGTTATTTGGTTTCTTTGCTGTTTTCCAAAATCTGTTATTCCTTGTACAGCCCCTAAATTAGATCAAGTAAAGGATGTGCTCTGGAGAGAAGTCGCGAAATGGATCGATATTAGTCGAAAGGAAGGGAAGTATGGGGATGCGATCTTTAATTCTATCGTTATTCAAGGCGAAAAAATTTATATGGATACGAAGGTTGGTAATATTAAGGGGAATTCAGGTAAGGAATGGTATGCAATTGCTCGGTCCGCATCTACAAGTCAATCTCCTGACGCACCTGCTGAAACTCTTCAGGGATTTCACGCAGAACATATGATGATCATCGTCGATGAAGCTTCTGGTGTTCCCGACAATGTATTCATGCCGCTCGATACTACCCTGACCGATATATGCAACTTCATGTTGATGACCTATAACCCTAACCGAACAAGCGGATTCGCCTACCGATCTCACCATAACGATCGAATGGACTGGATTTGCTTTCGATGGAACTGTGAAGAGTCCGAAAATGTATCTCAAGAGTCTATAGAAAGAGTCGCGCGCAAGTATGGGAAAGACAGTAATGCGTATCGAATTAATGTTCTTGGATTAGAGCCTGTAGGTGATAATGAGTCGGTTATTCCCCTGGAATGGGTCCAAAATGCGGTAGAAAGAGATATCGTTTCTACTCCTGACGATCCTACATTTAGTGGAGTAGACGTCGCGCGGCAGGGTGGTGATAAAT